AATTTATTCATTACAACTCTGACCAATCAGCCAATCGCTTCAAGATTGAGTCCAACATCAATAACTATTATGGTTTCTACAATGATGCGAATGAGTTAGCTGGTAACTTTACAGTAGATAGTTCTGGTTTTGGAACAAATGCTTCAATATCTAATGAATCAAAAACTGGATTTACCGCAACTGTAGTAAATAAAGCTGGATTCTTTGGAGCTGACTTAAATGAAGCCGTTCCTAATGGTTCAAATTTATATATTTCATTTATTGCAAACCTTTCTCCAAGTGGTGGTACAGCAGCAACTCCAAACTTTGGTTTAGCTGATAGTTCTGATAAAACTGGTAACAGTACTGGTAACCCATTAGATATTGCTGTTACAGAAGGATTTAATTCAATTACTGTAGCTGGTACATCAAGCACTTGCGATAGAATAAGATTTACTGAAGGTAATGATAATGTTTCATTTGTTATATCTGACCTTAAAGTATCTCGCATAGCTCGTAATGGTTTAGTAGAAACTTGGTACGACCAAAGTGGTAATGCTAATAATGCTACTCAAGGAACAGCTGCTAATCAACCAGAATTAGTTGTTAATGGTGGGATAGTTAAAAATTCTGGAGGGCTACCTTCACCTAGATTTTCAAGAGTTTCAAATGTTGCCTTAGAATTAGATTTTAGTGGGGTTAATGTAGACAATACATCTGTTTATGTAGTCAACGAACAAAATAGAAACTTTTCAAATGCTCTTGTTGCTATTATGAGTGGTCAATTTAGAGTTAGATTTGGAAGACACTATGATGCTTCTGATGGCAATATAAGAAAAGTAGAATTAGAGATTAGTAATCCAAGTGATACACAGCATTTATATGGCACTACTAATTTAGGTACACTACCAGCATATGGTTTATATCTAGCTTATCTTAAAGGTGGTGGTACTAGTAAAGTAGGATTTAATTCAGTAACAGCTACTAGCACATCACTAACATTAGATGGTACATATACTTGGAATCGGATATTTAGAGGAGATAGTAATTCTACTAACAGAACTTTTAATCATATGATACCAGAAATAATTATTTATTCTGGTGATAAACTAGTAGATACAGAAATAGCAGATAACATAAAAGATTATTACAATATTTAATTATGAGCGAAGAAACAGAAGAAGAAATCACAATCAATTACTTAATATACGACAACGAAGCTGATGCGATTGCAAGAGCAGACACAGAGGGTGCTAGACGAGGCTATGCTTACCACAGAGTAGGTAGTGGTACTCGTTATAGAACTTACCCACAAGTAACTGCTGATGGTAAATATGCTTTACTAGTGACGGACTACGAATTACTAGAAGAGGAACTCCCTTCTATTGTTACTAGTGTAACATTCCCAGAACCAGACGATGCATAATAAAACAGCCAAAAGTATATACTCCGATCTAGAAGGTAACCGCTACCAATATGTAGATAGAGCAAGACAATGCTCTAAGGTTACTATTCCTTATGTGATGCCAGACGAAGGGTTTGGTCCGCATAGTAGATTAGAAACACCCTTTCAAGGAATTGGTGCAAGAGGAGTAAATAACTTGGCATCTAAATTACTACTTGCATTACTCCCACCTAACGCTCCGTTCTTTAGATTGAACATTGATACATATCAATTACGAGCTGAAGGTTCTCCAGAAGAGCTTATCTCAGAGATAGAGACTTCACTACAACAAGTAGAGGAAGCTGTGATGGATGAGATCAGTAGGGAAACATATAGGACTGGTATTCATGAGGCACTTAAACATTTAATTATAACAGGTAATGCGTTACTATATTTACCAGATGATGGTGGGATGCGTGTATTTCATTTGGATCGCTTTGTGGTCAAGCGTGATCCAATGGGTAATGTATTAAAGATAGCTACAAAAGAAAACATAGCTTACTCTGCGTTATCTCCAGATATCCAACAAGCGATTGGATCAGAGAGTGATTACGATACTTTAGATCTGTACACTTCTATCTGTCGTGAAGGAAACAAGTGGAAGATACAACAAGATGTAGAAGGTGTAGCAGTTATGGAAGGCTTCTATGATTTAGATAAGAATCCTTTTATACCTCTAAGATTCTCTCGTGTAGACGGAGAAGACTATGGTAGATCTTATGTAGAAGAATATCTAGGTGATGTTCAATCACTAGAGTCACTGACTAGAGCTATCGTTGAAGGTAGTGCAGCAGCAGCTAAGGTTCTATTCCTTGTTAATCCTAATGGTACAACAAGAGCTAGTACACTTGCTTCTTCTCCGAATGGTGCTATCACCCAAGGTAATGCACAGGATATCTCTGTACTACAACTTAATAAATTTAATGACTTCAGAGTTGCACAAGAAACTATGGCAGCGATCAAAGATCGTATTGGTCATGCGTTCTTGCTAACATCTGGTGTTGTCCGTAACGCAGAGCGTGTTACAGCTGAAGAGATTAGAATGCTTAGTCAAGAACTAGAGACTGCTATTGGTGGTCTGTACTCTTTACTCAGTACTGAACTCCAGTTACCTATGGTAAATCGTATCATGGATGTAATGAACAAGAAGAAGTCTCTACCGAAACTTCCTAAAGAGTTAGTAAACCCTGTTATCATTACTGGTGTGGAAGCTCTAGGACGAGGTAATGATCTACAGAAACTTGATCTATTCCTTGGTGGTGCATCTCAGATCGTTGGACCAGAAACTCTAATGCAGTTTGTGAATGTTCCAGAATACTTTAAACGAAGAGCAACATCACTCGGTATCAAGACAGCTGGACTAATTAAGACTCAAGAAGAACTAGACGATAGAGAACAACAATTTAACGAACAAGCCTTGACAGAGAAGCTAGGACCTGCTGGAATAAAAGCAGTATCAGATAACATTCAAAATCAAGAACAAGTATAATTATGGCAGATTATCAATCAGTATCAATCAATGAAAACACAGAGAGTGAGAACATCTCTCTAGAAGAACAAGCAGCTAAACAAAATGCTCAGAACCAACCTACTGGAGAAGCTCCTCAAACAACTGAAGAGACTCGTCCAGAGTGGTTACCAGAGAAGTTTAACTCTCCAGAAGAAATGGCAAAAGCCTACGACAGTCTTCAATCCAAGATGTCTTCTAAACCTAGTAAAGGTGGTAAAACCAAACAGCAGGATTCCACAGAGGAGGTTAGTCATCTTGACTCCGCAATTGGGGAGGCAACTACAGAGTTTCAAGAAAAGGGAGAACTCTCTGAGGGGGCGTATGAGGCGTTGGCTAACGCTGGGTTACCAAGAGAATTTGTTGAAGCTTATGTGGCAGGTCAGACAGCTATCGTTGACAACCAAACAGCTCAAGTCCAAGAAAGTATTGGAGGTCCTCAGAACTATGAGGCAATGTCTGAATGGGCTATTGAAAACCTCTCGGAAGAACAATTGGGAGCGTACAATGAAGTGGTTGAGTCTGGTTCAGTAGACCAAGCAATGATGGCGGTTAAAGGATTGTTTGCTCAGTACACAGCAGCTGGTGGTAAAGCCCCACAAGTAATTCAAGGAGCTACACAAGGAGCTTCTGTTAAACCTTTTAACTCAGCGGCACAAGTTACTGAGGCAATGAAAGACGCTAGATATAAAAGTGATCCAGCTTACCGCCAAAATGTAGAGCAAAGACTGGCAGTCACTCAAGTTTTCTAGAGGGACATCTTTATGAATATGGAATTAATTAGTTTAATTGGTGGATCAATCAGCGGCTTCATGTTTAAGCTCGTAGGTGTGATGGTTCAAAGCCAGATAGAGTTAGCTAAATCTAAGATAGAAACTCAGCAAGCTGCTGATGACTCAGCCGACAGAGCTGCTCAAAGAACAGCTGGTCAATGGGTAAGACGAGGTATTGTAGCAACCGTTCTGTTTGCTATCGTTGTCGCTCCATTCATTGTAGCCTTTACAGATATTGGGGTAACTATCCCTGTAAAAAAAGGTTGGTGGATCTTTACCACAATGGTGTATGAGACACAAGAAGGTCTCTTGATTCACGATTCAGTAATTCAAAGTTTATACGCAATCATAGGATTTTATTTCGGAAGTAGTACATTAAATAAATGAGTAAGAAAAGAGTCTCTTTAAAGGTAGAACACAAAAGTAAAACTGGTGGGCTATCGGAAAAGGGACGAAAGTATTATAACCGTAAAACAGGTTCTAATTTAAAGAGACCGCAACCAGAGGGAGGACCAAGGAAGCGGTCTTTTTGTGCAAGGATGAGTGGTGTTAAAGGACCTATGAAAGACTCTAAAGGTAAGCCAACACGGAAAGCCTTGGCACTTAGAAAATGGAAATGTTAATACAATGAGCTTATATAAAAACATAAATCGTAGAAAGAAACTTGGAATCAGTCGTTCTAAAAAGAACTCAACCGTCTCTAGTAAAGCCTATTCAAACATGAAGAAGGGCTTTCCTAAAAAGAAAAAATAGAATTTAGTCCATAATACTAGTAGCACAATGCCCTTTGCGGAGGATAACATTAGGTCAGCAAATGTAGATAAAGGACACCAAAACACAATAAATAATAACCCTAAATATAGGAAACAATAATCATGGCAAATGGTAATACAAGTCCATCAAGAGTTGGACAAATCAATTCTGCGAATGATGTAGATGCATTGTTTCTGAAAGTGTTCTCTGGTGAGATCCTAACCACATTTGAAGAAGCAAATGTGATGAAGGAACTTCACACAGTTCGCACAATCAGTAACGGTAAAACTGCACAGTTCCCAGCAACAGGCATAGCTACAGCCAAATATCATACAGCAGGTGAAAACATTGCTGATAGTGGTAATAGCTATTTATCAGATATCAAGAAGAATGAAATCACAATCTCAATTGACGATGTTCTTCTTTCTTCAACATTCCTCGCAAACATTGATGAGTTAAAAACTCACTACGATGTACGAAGCATCTATGCAACAGAGCTTGGTAAAGCTTTAGCTAAACGCTTTGACATCGCTGTGCTAAAAACACTTATCGCTGGTGCAAGACAAAACACAACCATTACAGGTGGTAACGGTGGTACACAGATTACTGGTGCTACTTTAAACACTGGT